ACCAAGAAAGGGGGCGTTGCAGGTGATATTGATGTTAAGCCACGGCTCCGCTTCACCCCCGTCCCCATCATTAACTCCAACACGTTCACTATAAAATCGTTATCTAACCGAGCAGTCATTCGGTTGCTCTTTGATGACAACACTCAGGTAATGGTGAGCGAATTCCACGGCGAAGTTTGGGTTGGCGAACGGCTCTTAACCGATTCGTTCACAATGATGCAAGAGGGGAGGAGAGTAGTGCCGAAACTGGGGGATAATCACAAACTCCGATTCACCCGATCCGCCAAAGGTACCTGCGTCCTCCAAGGATCCCGTCCTGTGCTACTGGGCATACCCTTTCCCAAATCGGTAAGTATAGAAGATTCTGTGATGCTAGAACTTGGGGAATCTCCATCCAAAGAGTAGACTACTGATGGTCCTGAGCCGTTTCATTCGCACCGCACGAGCACCGTGCGCTCCTGGGAAGAGTTCAGGAGGACGCACCCGCCGCAGCCAGAATCGGGGAAAAAGCAAGGGAAACTGGAAATGCCTTCAGGATTCCGAGGTAGCTCAACTCAAGCAATGGTTGCATCAACTCGGTCTCACCCCCGACCCTCACCACCATGCTCCCTCTTGCAAAGATGGGGATGACATATGTGTTCTAGAGAAGCTCGATGATCTGGGTGTGCCAGTCGACAAGATCGCCAAGGATCGGCTACGACCAAAGGCTCCCCGCAGCTGGGCCAAAAAGCCATCGACCTGGCTGACCACTACCGAGTTTGACCGGGTGATGAAACAATATGAAACCGCTTATCCCGAGTTTGAGTTCCTGGGTGCGTCCCCTATCGACTTTGACAAGCCCATGGGTCAGAGCTGCGTATGGCCGCGCATATGCAAGTTCTCTCTCGCCAAAGCCAAGCGCGCTGGCAAGACCAAGATTGGCATGGTATTCAATGAAGACAACCATGATCAACCCGGCAGCCACTGGGTGTGCACCTTCTTAGACATTCCACGCGGCCGTTTATACTACATCGACAGTGTGGGTCATCCAATGCCGGATGAAGTCAGGGTCTTTGTGGACCGGCTGCGGGAAGAATATGCCGAGCTTCACGGAGGGCAACTCCGAGTTGATGAGAGTCGAGTCCCACATCAACGCGGCGACAATCAGTGTGGCATGTATTGTCTGTTCTTCATTATCGCATTGTTGACCGAGACGGCAACCTATGAGGAACTGATGGAGGATCGGATCCCGGGTGGAATGATGGCTGAGTTAAGAAAGGTCCTCTTCCGAACCTCAGAAGCCGATAGCAAGTCGGGCTTGTCAACTACAAAACGGCAAGACGGTGGACGAAAGAGGAGGAACACAAGACATGGCCGACGTGGTCGTGGCTGTAAGCGACGAGGAACTAAGCGAAAGGTGACCCAGCGACGGCGCTAGATGACGCCAGCATAATGTCACGCCATTGGCGGCGGTGCAATTTGCCAGTTACCTGGTCCTCCTTCAAGAATCCCAATCGGCGGCGGCAAAATAACTCCACCCTTGCCCTGTCGACTAGATGGTCCAGGTGGACGTGGCCGAGGCACTGGCGGTCCTGGAGCCGCTCCCGGCCCACCAATTCGCATTCGCGCCGCAGGCACATTCTCACCCCGCATCAACCGTTGGTAGTCTAACAAATCGTACAACTCTCCCGTCTCCTCTCGCAATGCATAGCGGACTCCGTCAATCTCCACCTCTACTGCCCGCCAGGTCTCAACTCGGGTGTTGACCTCAGCCATCGCATCGCTCTGTTCGTCCGCAATGTTTGGGGTAAATGCTAGTTTCTCTGGTCGTCCCTCGGGGAATGCGAAACACGGCACCCCCGTTTTCGCTGAATGAACCGTGCAGTCAATCGCTGTCGCTTGTACTACCTCCTCTTGCTGACGTGTAATGTGTTCCTTGATGTTGGCCATCTCATACAGTGCTTGGTCGGTGGTAATGATGCTCACCCCATCCACCTTGCTCTTGTCGCTGTTTCTCAACTCAATTGACGCTTCCTCATCTAACTGTCGCTTGGTAAACACCATCAGATACATAAAGACCTCCACCGTTCGGTCTTCCTCGGGCAGATTCTTGTGGCTGCAAATCCGACGGGCGCGTCCAATGACCTGCTTCGTCCGTGCCGGATGCCAATAGGGCTCGACCACATGTACCTTTCGGACGTTGTGGAGCGTCACACCCTCAGCGCCTGCCGCCGTGATCATGATTGTCTGGATGACCTGACCTCGGTGGTTGTTGGGCGCAATCCGCCTCATCTCCGTCGCCACGTCCTCGGGCACCCGCGACCACTCTCCATTGAACGCATTTCGAATTATCTCCTTCTCTTCCTCGCTCTCTTCACCCGAATACAGCACAAATGCTGGCTTAACCGACGATAACGGTTCCACCAACTTCCACTTACCACCCTCTTTTGTTAACTTGAACTCAGTGTAGCCATTGGTAAGCAAGACAAGACGAAGGATCCCGAGACCTTCTAGTGTTCGGAACTGCGAATAGACAAGTTGACAACCATCGGTTGTGCGAAGTCTTTCGAGAATCGCTAAGAACTTGGGCGACCATGTCTTGAGTCCTTCGGGAGTCAGGTATTCTTCAGCATTGGCCTGCAGCTCCTCTAGTGCTGCCTCAATCCGGCGGGCATAATCTTTTTGCTCCTCAGCCGAAAACTGCTTGGACAAATTGGCTTCGTCTTCAGCGCTGTAGCGACCATCGGGGTTTTGCATCCGCTCAGCCGCCGAAGCATTGTCGAGCACATCCTCGTCCAGTTGTGTCCAATCTGGATTGCTCCCATCTTTCTTGTCATCCTGGCCTCGTGGCATTGGTCGGCCAATATCTGGCGGGAACACAAAGTTGCAGAAAGAGCGGGAAAAGATTCTATAGGTCGACGCCACCTCTTGGTACACTCCCAGCAACTGGTTCTTCCGCCGTTTTACAGCCCCCTTCTTGTCTTGTTTCCTCTCTTGCTGGCGTGCCGTCTCGTAAATCTTGAACTGAGTGTCGCTCATCGGCACATTGACTATGTGAAAGTCCTTGTCAGGATCGTACCGCGGCATCAGGCTCTCCACTGCACTGCGGAAGTAACTCGTGAGACCGATGATCCGTCGACTCAAAAGTTCGCGGTTGATCAATTCGTTGGTGGTAGGGTTGAGAAAGAGCTTGGTGAACTCCTCAAGATCATCTGGAAGCGCCTTGTACTCCTTAATCTCACTGTTGATGACGTTGATGTTGCGGGCTTCCAGTTCCCGCCGCACGAGTCGGTCAAAATCGGCCGAGTTAACGTTACCTTGCATGTTCAGCTTGACTCGGACTCCCCGACCCGACGCCCGAATGAATCCCGACGGATCCCGAGTTACCTTGAGCTTACGCTGTGTCGGTGAATATTCAACCACATCCGAGTTGCTGATGCTGCGAATGGCTTCTTCGGCATCACGCTGGCTAAATGGACCCTGTGTGGTGATGTTGTAGACATGTACACGCATCAGTCCCCGAAGCATGTTGAACATGACCGCCATCTCATTCGGGTAGTTAACAAACGGAGTTCCCGTTAGGAACACAATCTTGGTGTCTTCGGCTTCCATTAGCAGTTGATACATCTCTCGGGTCAGCGAATTCTTTTTGCCCTTGAGCTTGTTGACGATCATTCCTACAAAGTTGTGCGCCTCTTCCAACACCACTACGGCACCCGAAAACGGATTGGAAACGCCACGCTTGGTTTTGGCCTCGCGCTTCAGTCGGTTAAAGCCGTCCTTCCGGATACCGTTGTAGTGAATAAATGTGTAATTGTCGGTAATAGCCTGGGTCATCTGTGCATCCAACGATGTGCGCTGAGCGTCTGTCAGGTTTTCCCAATTGGGCGGATGTCGAGTGTCAATCACCCACGCCCCCTTCTTGCTGTTGATGTAGGTCTGAGATAGACCGCTCATTTGCGCCAGCATCTTAGCCTTGGCAGTGCGAGGCGCTGCCTCCACAAAGGTCCAGTGCTGGTCTCGGCTGTAGATGGGAGCGCCGCAGAACTTGATTTCCTCAACAAAGTTCTTTCGGAGCGAGGCTGGAGTCATCACGTAGACGTGCCGTCGGTCCATCATTCCTTCGGCGGCAGCGATTGCAGCGCAAGTTTTTCCAGACCCCAGACCGTGATACAAGAGGACACCACGATAAGGTGTGTAGTTGTTGATGTAATTGAGAACGATCTCTTGCTGAGGCAGCAGACCAAAAGTGCCGACCTTGTCGTCGCAGCTGGGTGGCTTGGTCTCCCGAGCCAGTTGCTGTCGGATGGGATCAAACAGTTTAGCAATTGAACTGACAAACCCCTGACGGTTGTTCAGGTAGTATTCCGACGCCATCAGCCTGAGTGGAGGATTGCGGGGTCCAGGTCGCCCGCGTTCCACCAACTCTTTGTGAAGAGCGGCTGCTGCCGCCAACTTTACGTTTTTGGCGCTGCTCCGAGGGCGACTCTTGGGGGTTCTAGTGGGGGATGCAAGAGTGGTGGTTGGTGCGGGTGCGGCGGCAGCGGCCGCCTCCGGCTCCGACTCCACAGCCCACTCAGAAGCTTTTTCCTTTTCACCTACAACCACCAACTTGAGAACCGTTTTCTTCTTGCGCGGCTTGGGAGTGGGACGGGGGACGGGGGTGGGTGCGGCGATCGGACTTGCGGCTGCGGCATCATCATCGGGAACCACAGTGGGCGTTAACTTGAGCACCACCCGAGGTTTGCGCGGCTTGCGCGGCTTGGGCGTAGGAGCTGCTGCTGGCGCAGCTGCCTGCGTTGGAGTAGCCTTCGGCACAGCAAAACTGCCCAAAAAAGCCGCCATGTCAAACCCCGGTTGCGGGACTGATTCAATTGCTAACTTTTTCTCGGTTGCCGCACGCGGAGTAGACGGCGCCGCAGATGCTGCCGCCTCTGGGGATTGCGCCCCTCGAACCCCTTCAGTAACCCCCTCTTGCACCGTTGTTGGTTTTGGCTGCTTCGGCTGTTTGATCCGGAGCACC